GACGACCATGGATGCGGTGGACCGCGGGGCCTGCCGGTCGGTGGCCGATCAACTGCTCATCCAGCATGGATTCCGCAACGCCGGCATCATGGCCGCGGTCTGCCGGTCGCTTGCCGCGTTGTGCTCGAGCGAACGGACGCGCCGGCTGAGCGTCGGCCAGACGCTGGAGATCTTCCGGGCCTTCGAGGAGCCGGTGCGCTTCGTGATCGACGGCCGCGTCAAGGAGCATGGCCTCCGCCAGGCCGGCCTGCTCGCCGGTTTTGCCTTCGCGATCGCGGCCGATCCGGGCGTGCGGCCGCTCTATACGATCCTGCTCGCCGGCGACGGGCCGGCGGCAAAGAAGGGCTCCGGATTGCGGCATCTCCGCGCCTTCCTTCTCTCGGAGGAGGCCAAGCTGCTCACGCGCGCCACCGATCGCGGCCTCGCCGAGCTGGTGCTGCAGGCGATCCATCTGGAACGCCTCGGACGGTCGATCAGCCGCTTGGAGCCTTCCCCCGAGGGCGCTGATCACTACCGGGAAGCCCAGCGCGATCGAGTCCAGAAGATCGCCGCCTTGTTCACTCTGCCGAAGATCGAAAAATGAAACCGATCGATTTCAGCCGCGCCACGTTTGCCGACCTGCAGGAGCGCCTGCACGGCCAGCGCGCGGCCGTGCTCGCGGCCTGGATCAAGTTCGGCCCGGGGACGACGGCTGCAGTCGCCGAGCGGGCCAGGATCTCGATCCTTACCTTCCGTCCGCGCACAACCGAACTCTATCAGCTTGGCTTCGTCCGCATCGCCGAGGAACAGCGGTTCCGCGGCCAGGCGCTCTACCGGGCCCGCACCGACGCCGAGCTCGCGACCTGGGTCGCGGAGCAACGCGAGGCCGCGCGCGAGCGGCAGACAGAATTGGCCCTCGGGGCCCGTTGCGCATGAACCTCGCCGCCGCACAAAAGCTGGCCATCCGGATCCGCGACGAGCTCGCGCCGTTCTGCGAACAGATCGAGGTTGCCGGCTCCATCCGCCGGCAGCGGCTGGAGCCCCACGACGTCGACATGGTCTGCCTGCCCAAGGGCGCAGCCGGCAAGCACGACGTCATCGAGCGCTGCCTGCGCTCGGCGCGCTGCACCAAGACCGGCGAGCAATACCGTGTCTTCGAGCTGCAAGGCGGATTCCAGCTCGACCTCTGGCTCGCGCACCCGGCCGAGCGCGACGTCTTTGACCACGACACGCCGGACAACTTCGCGACGCTGCTCGTCTGCCGCACCGGCTCGGCCGAGTTCAACATGATGCTGGCCCGCCGGGCCCGAGAGGTCGGCCTGCACTGGAACCCGCACGGCGGCCTGATGAAGGTCAACGGCCAGGCGTTCGTGGATTATCGCGGGGCCGACGGGCGCCGCGAAGGGAAATGCATCCCGATCGGCAGCTATCTGCCCACGCCGACCGAAGAGGATTTCTTCAAGGCGCTGAGCGTCGAGTTCATCAAGCCGGAGGACCGCGAAGCATGAGCGCCATCTTCGAGGGTCTGATTCGGCAGTTCTTCAAACCCCGGCCGGTATGGGAATTTGGTGTCGTCGGAGAGAGCAACAAGCCGGCACGCAGAAACCGAAAGACCGGGGCGGTCCAGTTCGTACTCTGGAGAGCCGGAGATCGCCAGGGAGATTATCTCTATGCGGAAGATTATTGGATCAACTACGACTCATCGTGGTGGCCCGACTTTAAGCCAAACACTTCAGGAATGGTGACCCCTCCCCCCCAGACCTGCCGCTGCCGCTCGTACAACCGCCCCGATCTCGGGGGCGACAGGCCGGAGGTCCTGCTCGAGAAGCCCGATTTCATCGGCGGGCAGGTCAGGACGATCGGCGTCGATGCCTGCATTGCCGACGCGATCCGGATGCTCTGGTCTCACGGCATCGTGACCACCGGTTGCTGCTGCGGCCACAACCGCCGCAATCCCTCGATCGTTATCGAGACCACGGAAGATGCCGCTCGCGTGGCCCGCTTGCTCGCCGAGAACGACGGCCGTCCATGGGACGTCGAACAATGGCGGCTGATCAACACTTCAACCGGGCCCCCCGTTCGATGACCATCACCACTTCACCCTGGCAGGCCGCGGTCGACCGCTTCTCGGAAAAGACGGTCATAGGCTCGCGCCTGCGCTCGGCCGAGTGGTCGCAGATGCCGTTGGCGCTGCGCGAGCGCGCCTTCTTCTCCGCCGGTGTCGAGCAGGCGCGCACACTCTCCGCCATGCGCGAGAAGCTCGTCGAGGGACTCACCCAGGCCCGGCCCGACGGCATCGGCATGAACAAGGCGCGCTTCGTGGCCGACATGCGCAACCTGCTCGGCGCCGCGCCCGGAGACTCCGGCAGCCTCACCGACATCACCTCCGTCCGGCGCCTCTCGCTCGTGTGGGACTTCCAGGCGGCCGACGCCCATGGGTTCGCCTCCCGCCAGGCCGACATGGATCCGGATGCGCTCGACGCCTTCCCGGCCTACCGGCTGATCCGTGTCGAATCGCGCCGCGTTCCGCGCGACTGGTACATGCTTTGGGGCGTGGCTGGCGCCAAGGTGAACTGGGAGGGCGCGAGCAAGACCGACCTTGTCGCGCTCAAGACTTCAACCATCTGGGCGGTGCTCTCACGCTTTGGCCGGCCCTGGCCGCCGTTCGACTATGGCTCCGGCATGGGCCTCGAGGACGTTGACCGCGCCGAGGCCGAGGAGCTCGGACTGCTGCCCAAGGGCCAGGATCCCGCGGAGCGCCTGCAGCAGCTCGGCGATGCCGCCGCGGCGCAGCAGCAGGACTGGAACGACGGCCTGCAGGCGAGCGTCAAGGGCCTCTCCGACGGTGCGCTCGGCTGGCTCCGCCAGGCGTTCGGCAGCCAGATCGCGATCACCGGGGATAGCGTCGCCTGGCAACCGCACAACTGACCATGTCCGACTTCGTCATCCTTCGCGATCTCGCCACGCCGAAGGTAAAGGCGATCCTCGCGGCGCTCCGGCCGCCGCAGCGCAAGGCGCTTCTCACCCGCCTCGGCAAGGAGCTCGAGCGGCAACTCAAGGCCCACTTCCTCCAGCGCGACCAGAACACGCCGAACAAGCAGGGTTTTCCCCGCCAGCACTTCTGGGCGCGCGAGGTGCGCGACAAGACCGCGCTGCGTGAGGCGACTGATGATCGCGCAGTCGTCGGCATCGACTCAGCGCCGTTCCGCTTCAAGCTAAAGGGCGGCACGATCCGGCCGGGCCCTGGCCGGCGCCTGCTCGCCATCCCGCAGCGCGCCGAGGCCTACGGCGTCCTGCCGCGGGCCAAGACGATCCCCGGGATTTTTTTCAAGAAGATGACCGGAGGCCGCATGTATCTCGCGGCCCGCGACGGCCAGGCGCTGCGCGTTTATTGGCGGCTGGTGCCATCGGTCACCCAGCCGAAGGACCAGGACGCGCTCCCCAGGACCGAGCTGCTGCAGGCCGCGATCGAGAAGCGCGCGGAGGAGGAAGTGGTGCGGATGCTGCAGCGAAAGAAATGGTGAGCATGTCGAATGCCCCGCAACCCGAGAAGCTCATCATGGCCAAGGAGCTGACCGACCTGTTTGCGAAGCAGGGCGTGCAGATCCACTACCGCTACGCGCGCGCGCTCATCGCGGGGTGCCCCCAGACGGTCCGCGGCCGCTACGTTCGCTGGTCCGACGCTTGGGCCTGGTGGTGTCTGCATCCCGAATTTCAGCCGCGAGCGGAAAAGACCGACCGGCCGGCATAGATCATGCCAATGGGCCGCTGCGGACGATCACGTACCATCACGGACTACCGCGGACTACCGCGGACCATGGCGTACCACCGCGTACCATTAGCGGGCTTCCAATTTGCCCGCCTCGCGCACGCATGATACATGCACGATGCCGCGAGTTCTGCGCTATAGTGCCCTCCTGCTCCTGCTGCTGATTGCCGGCTGTTCGCTCATCCCGAGCACCTGGCGGATCGGCGGGTCGCCGCTCGCCAAGGAGGAGAAGGCCGAGGCGAAAAAAGCCGAGGCGCGCGAGCAGGTCTTGCTCGGAGCCCAGGAGACGGCCCACATGACGGAGCTCCTGCTCACCGACTCGAAATCCGATGAGCCGGCCGTCACCGAGGCGCGCGGCTATGCCGTGCAGACAATCGATCTGCTCGACCAGGCGCTGGGCGTTCCCTCGGCGGCGAATGCCGAAAAATGGCGGAGGCTCGCGGCCGGCCTGGTCACCGACAATGCCACGCTCCGGGCCCAGGCAAAAGCGGCCCAGGGCGATCGGGCGCGGGGAGTCTCCAGCGTTTCCGAGCGCTTCGCCCGAGCCACAGCCGCGACCCAGCGCGCCAATGCCCGCGCCCTCGACTATGCGCGCGAATCTGAGGGCCTCGCCGACTTCACCCGCAAACTGAAGCTCGGATTTTACGGCCTGATCGGACTGATCGTGCTCGGCACGGTCCTGTCGCTGGCGGCGCGCTTCTTCCCGGCGCTCGGCCTCGCGAGCAAAGTCATCAATGGCGTCGTGGCGCCCGGCATCACCTATGTCGCCCATCGCGCGCAGGATGGCCTGGCGCGGGTCGGCCAGGGCATGGCGAACCTCCGCGCGACCGCGACCAATGCCGAAGAGCTCATCGAGCGCTGCTTCGATGGCCCTGTCGACGCCGACCAAAAGACGATCATTGCCGCCGCCGCCGCTGCCGCCTCAACCCGGCCTCCTCCCCTTACCCCATGATTCCAACCCTAGGTACCTCATTCTACGACGTATCGCCGGAGGCATTCCTCACCATCCTCGCGACGTTCGCGTTCATCTTGGGGATCGCGGTTGCGGTCAAACTCCTCATCAAGCGCGAACCCCCGCTGCACCGCGAATTTGTCGCCCAGGGCGACTGCGAAAAGCAACACACCGAGGTTCGCACTGCGCTCGCCCGAGATGCTTTCGCCCGGAAGGGAATCTACGAAAGCCTGACCGCGCAGGGGGTGGACATCGCGGGGGTCAAGATCGAGCTGGGCGCTCACACGAATGCACTGTCCGACCTGAAACAGCAGATCACCCGCACCGAGGATCGCATCGGGGTGATGGACGGGCATGCGGCCGATCGCACCGAAGAGCTCCGGAAGGAACTCAAGGCCGACATCGGGGGTGTGCATGAACGCATCAACCTGGTGCTCGCCGGCGTCGCCCGGCTGGAAGGGAAAGTTTCCAAATGAGGACGGCCCGCCAGCATAGCATCGATCGAGCGGTCGCCCGCCTGCTCAACAATTGCGGCGATTGGCTGCTGCCGCAGGAAAGGCTCGTCGACGAGGTCGGCCTCGTCATCACGGCGCCGCGCGCCACCCGCGGCGAAGTGGAGGAGTCGATCCGCCACCTTGAGGCGGAGCGCCGGATCCTTGGCGTCCCGAATGAAGTGACCGTGCAATGGAAACTCACGGCCATGGGCCGCGCCTGGTGGATGGAAGTCGAGTAACCTGATGGCCGCCCAAAAACTACGCAGCGACAGTTTCGCGGCCCGCCTGACGCCGGCACAGCGCGATGAACTCTTCACCGCGCTCGCCAGCGGTAAATCACTGGCCGGTGCTGCGGCCACGGTCGGCGCCTGGACCAAGGCGGAGGGCTGGCGCAAGCCGAGCCAGCAGGCGATCTCCGCGTGGTTTCAAGGTGCGAAGGTCGAGCGGCGCTACCTGGCGGCCAAGGAATCTGCGCTCGTGGCCCAGGCCAATTGCCCGGCCGACTACGACGAACAGGCGCGTCGCGCCCTCGGCCAGGCAAAGTTCCTCGCCACCCTCGAGGACCTGTCGCCGATGGACGTCGCGTTCCTCGAGAAAAACGAGCTCGCCCGCCAGAAGCTCGAGCTGGAGAAACGCCGGCTCGATCTCGATGTGCGGATCACGCGGCGCAACCTCGCGCTCGACCGGACGCGGATCCTGCTCGAGCGGGCCCGGGGCGGCGAACGCGGCGAGGGCCTCCAGAAGGAAATCGATCTCGCCCTCGCCGAGATCAACCGCCTGAAGCGCGGGGAGGATGCGCCATGAGCGTCCGCCGCTGGAGAGCCTACCAGCTCGAGGCCGACCGCATGCGCGAGGCGCTCGGCATCTTCATCCTGTTCTGGCGCCGGCAGAGCGGCAAAACCGAGGAGCTCTCGACCTGGTCGCTGGAGGACCTGCTCAAGATTGCCGGGCGCACCGTGATCCTCGCCTCCGCCTCCCTCAACGTCGGCGGCGAGGTGGCGCTGCGCGCGGCCACCGTCTTCTGGGACGTCCTCGAGCGGATGCGCCAGCGCTTCAAGAAGGCCGATTCGATCAAGCGCCTCGACACCGGCACGGAGAACAAATTTGACGCGCTCGCCGAGGCGTTCATGGGCGGCAAGCTGCAGGTTTCCTTCACGCACCCCGGCGGGAAGATTTCGCGGCTCAAGGTGATCGCGCCCAACCCGGCCACGGCCCGCGGCTTCACCGGCTCGGTGTTCCTGGACGAGATCGGTTTCATTCCCGACTTCCGGGCCGTCTGGGACGCCGTCGAGCCGATCACCTCGAGCGATCCCGACTTCCGACTGGTCATGTCCACCACGCCGCCGCCCGACAGCGGGCACTATTCGCACGAGCTGCTCGTGCCCCCGGCCGACTTGGGCGAGCTCGCGCCGAACGCGGGCGGCCACTGGTATCGCGGCGACGGCGGGATCATGGTGCACCGGGTCGACGCCTTGGATGCCGCGCTGGCCGGCGCGAAGCTCTACCACCCGGAGAAGCGCACCGAGCTCACGGTCGCGGAGCATCGGGCCCTCGCGCTCGACAAGGAGGCCTGGGACCGCAACTACGGCCTCAAGCTCGCCGCCACCGGCACGGCCGCCTGCTCGCTCTCGGTGCTGCATTTCGCGCAGTCACGCCCCGAGGCGCAGCAATGCCACGCCTTCGAAAACGACCTGCCGGCCGACTGGCGCACATTGCTCGGCCTGGGCGACCAACCGGTCTCGATCGGCTACGACAGCGCCACGACGGAGAAGGGCACGAGCAACCCATCCTCGATCTCGATCGTGCCGCACGTCGGCCGCGATTACCCGGTGCGGCTGATCTTCCGCTGGAAGACGGCCGACCCCGCCAAGGCCCGCGCCATCCTGCGGGAGATCCTCTCCGGAGTGAAGTGCCGGCGCCTCTCGATCGATGCCACCAACGAGCGGTATTTCGCGGTCGACGTCCGCCGCGAGTTCTCCCGGCTCTGCCCGATCGAGCTCGTCGTCGCGAGCGAACGCATCACCTACCAGGGCGCCGAGATCCTGGTGAAGACCTACCTCGGCAACCTGGTGGTCAACGCGCTCGACGAGGGCCAGCTCCCGCTGCCGGTCGATCGCTGGGTGCGCGAGGATTTCCGGCTGGTCCGCCGCGTCAAGGGCGGCTTCGATTCCGACGTCGACGGCAGCGGCAACCACGGCGACACGTTCGATTCCACCAAGCTCGCGCTCCACGGATGGATGACGCCGCTCGCCGGCGCCTTCACCGCGGAGACGCTGCAACTGGTCCGCATGGGCCCCGCGCGGCCCGGCATGCCGCTCATCGGCCGCCCGTCGCTCACCCCGCTTCCCCGATGAACCGCCGCGACATCAAATCCTCGTTCGCCCTGGTCCGCGCCAGCCTGGGCGTATTCGCCCGCTCCCTGGCGGGCCAGGCGCTCGCGAGGCCGGCGGTCCGCACCGCGGTCGCCGACTTCACACCGATTCTTTGGGCCGGCCGGCGCATGACACCTGACCAGGTCCGCTGGGTGCTCGAGTCCGCGGTCGGCGGCGACATCCAGCAGCAATGGGCGCTGTTCGACCTCATGGAGGAGACGTGGCCGCGGCTGACGAAGAATCTCAACGAACTCCGCCAGGCGGCTTCCACCGTCACCTACACGGTTCAGCCCTATGCGGAGCGCGGGGAAAAACCCTCTGACTCCGCCAAGGAGCGCGCCGACTCGGTCGAAGCCGCGCTTCGGAACTGGCGGCCCCGGCCCGGCACCTTCGAGCTCTCATTCGAGGATGCACTCTACAGCGCGCTGGATGCCTTCGGCAAGGGGATCTCCGTCCACGAGGTCACCTGGCAGCGTGCCGACGAGGGGTTGCTGCCCCGCTGCGCCCACCTGCTCCATCCGCGTCGCTTCGGCTGGAACGCGGACGGCACTGAGCTCGGGCTGCTCGACGCCGGCGGCGGCCGCGGAACCTGGCAGGCCTTCCCCGAAGGGCAATTTTTGGTTGGGATCTGGCACTCCCGCAGCGGCGCGCCTGGGCAGACCGCGCTGCTGCGCTGCCTCGCCCCCTACTGGGTCGGGATCACCTTCGGCTGGGAGTGGCTGCTCAATAACGCCCAGATCTTCGGCGTGCCGCTGCGCTGGGCCACCTACGACCCGAACCGGCCGGAGCTGGTCCCCGCGCTCTCGGCCATGCTCGCCAACCTCGGCTCGGCCGGCTGGGCCGCCTTCCCGCAGGGCACCACGATGGAGTTCAAGGAGGCCGTGCAGCGCGCGGCCGACAACCCGCAGGTGTTCATCCAGGAGCTCGCGAACAAATACTGCGACCAGCTCATCCTCGGCCAGGAGGCCTCGAGCGAGAGCAAGCCGGCCGGCATCGGCGGCGGCGCATCGGAACTCCACAGCGCGGTCCGCGCGGACCGGCTGCAGGCCGCGGCGCGCTGGTGCGCGGACCTGCTCAATTATCAGCTCGTGCCCGCCATCCTGCGGTGGAATTGGGGTGATGAGGATGAGCCTCCGACCATCGTGCCGGAGACGGCCGGCGAGACCGATCCCAAGGCCAAGATCGATCGCGACGTCTATGTCGCCGGCATCGCCCCCATGCCGCGCAAATGGTTCTACGAGCGCCACAGCATCCCGGAACCCGAGGACGGCGAGGATACCGTCGGCGGTCCGGGCGCCGCGCCCCTTCTCCCGCCGCCAGGCGGGACGTCATCGGGAACCCTGGCTCCTGGGGCGCCGGCGGAAGCCGGTTCCCCGGGGGCCGGGGAAGCCCCAGAAGTCGCGCAGGCGCGTCTGGCGGGTGCTGGGACCGCGGCAAGGGCGTCTGGGGGCCGTAGCGTCAATCCGCCGCGTTCCGCCGTACCTCCTGGCGGCGCATCTCATGCCGCCGGCGACTATCGCATCCCGGAGGCGACCAAAAAGGCCCTGGCGGCCGCGCTCGCCCGCGACTTTGCCCACCTGCGCAAGGCGGCCGGGCCGCTCCTGGCCGCGATCGAGGCCGGCAACCTGGACGTGGTCGGCGAACTCGAGGCCTTCATCGCCAAGCTCGATGCCTTGGGGCCGACCATGGTCGGCGCCTCGGAGCTGGCCGACGCCCTCGAGGCCGCCCTGGCCGAGGCCGCGATCGCCGGCGCTGCGCAATCCTACGGCAAGCTCGCCCCGCCAAAATCTTGACCCGCCAACCCATGAAAAAACACCTCCTCCTGTTCGCCAGTTCCTCCGATGCCGATCTGATCGCGATCGCGGCCGCCCAGGTCATCACCATGCCCGCGAAGGCCGGGGATCCGCTCCCCGCCGAGATCGTCTGGATGCCGAAAGGCGAGCATCAGCTCAACGCCTACACGGCCGGCGGCAAACCGGTGCAGGCCACGGTCCTCTGCGACGAGGCCGGTGCCCAGTCGATCCAGGCCTCTTTCGAAGAAATCATCACGGCCGGCCGACGGGTGTACCTCGACAAGGATCACCAGGACGGCGAAGCCACGGCCTGGGTGACCGGATTCCGCTGGGATCCCGCCCAAGGCATCATGGCCAAGGTCGAGTGGACTTCGCTCGGTGAGCAGCTTCTGCGTGGCAAGGTCTACTATTCATTCTCCCCGGTCTTCTTCACCAATAAGAAGACCAATCGCGTCTCGAAACTTCTGTTCGGCCATGCTGCCGGGAGTCTCGTCAACGCCCCCGCTTTCGGCGCCGCTATGCCGGCGCTCATCGCCGCCCGATTGGCCGGCGCCGAATCAACCAATCCCGCGTCCGGCGGATCCCCGGATAACCCGCAACAGAATCAGAATCGCACCATGAAAGCACTGCTCGTCAAGATTCTGGCCGCGCTCGCGGTGGAAATCCCCGCCGACGCGACCGAAGACCAGCTCGTCGCCCTCGCGACGAAGCATATCGACAAGCTCCCGCAGGCGGGAGCCGAAGGCGAGGCCCTGAAGGGCCAGCTCGCCGAACTCCAGGCGCTCAAGGCGAAGGATGCCGCGCGCCGCAAGGCTGATGCCAAGGCCGTCGTCGACGCCGCGGTCGCCCGCGGCGCCATCCCGGCCAAGGATGAGGCGATCCAGGCCAAATGGCAGGGCATGATCGAGGCCAACCCCGAGCATGCCGAGTTGCTCGCCGCGCTGCCGGGGAATCCGGCGCTGCAGCGGGTGACCCAGCCCGGCGCCGGCGTGATCCTCGCGAAGGACAACCTGGTGCCGATCCTCCAGGCCTACGCGGCGAAGAAGTCACCCGCCGAGCGGGGGGCCATCTACGCGAGGGACATCCGCGACGTGATCGCGAAGCCCGGCTTCCTGCTCGGGCCCATCCTGGCCGAGAACTCCCTGGGCACCGTCGCCGGCGACCTGGTGGTCCAGCGTTCGCTCACGCTCCTGAAGGCGAGCTTCCCCTGGCTGACCAAGATCTCGACCGACTTCAGCGCCGAAGGGGCGAAGTTCGGCCAGCCGATCATCACCCGCCTCCGCGCAGTCCCGACCGCGCAGTCCTTCGTGCCTGGCACGGGCTACGCGCGGCAAGCTGCCACCCTCACCGACGTGCCGGTCACGATCGACCAGCACAAGGGCGTCGAGATCGCCTTCACGGCGAACGAGCTGGCCTCCACCTCGCGCGATCTCTTCGGCGAACAGGCCGAGGGTTGCCATTATGGCCTCGGCGCGGCGCTCATCAACACGGTCCTCGCGCTGCTCACGGTGGCGAACTTCCCCTATGAGTCCGTGGAAGCGGCCAACGATGTCGATGCCGACACGATGGACGCGCTCTCCGCGGCGCTCACCGGGCGCCTGGTGCCGGACATGGCCAGGATCGGCCTGCTCTCGAGCGCGACCTACCGCAAGCTCGGCAAGGACACCTCGATCGTCAACCTCGCGGCCTTCCGGCGCGAGGAGATCATCACCCAGGGCGTGCTGCCGCCGATCAAGGGCATCCAGCCCTTCGAGGTGGTCGGTCTGCCCAGCGGTGAGAACCTGACCGGGTTTGCCGGCACGCCGGACGCGCTGGCCCTGGTCACCCGCGTGCCGAACGACTACACCGCGGTCATGCCGGACGTCGCCGGCAACGGCACGGTGCAGATCGTCACCAACCCGGACACCGGCATCTCGGTCATGCTGGTGCGGTACGTGGACCACAAGGCCGCCGAGTCCGCCTGGCGCGTCGCGCTCATGTGGGGCGCCGCCAAGGGCAACCCGAAGTGCGGCCAGCGCCTGGTCTCCTCGGCCCCCGGGTCCTGAGTCATCCGACTCGGACTTTTCTCGAGCCCCGCCGCTTCGGCGGGGCTCCATGAAAGGCCCGATCTCTCTTGAGATTCACCATCATCATTCCCTCGGCCAAGATCGCGAACGTCGCCTCCTGCGTCGCCGCGATCCGGCGCCACGAGCTCGCCCCGCGCATCATCGTGGTCGCCGACGGCATCCCGGAGGATGCCCGCTCGGCTGTCGCCGGCGTCGAGTGGATCGAGGGCATTCAGCCGTTCTGCTTTGCCCGCAACATCAACCTGGGCATCAAGGCGGCCGGCCGCGACGACGTCATCCTCTGCAATGACGATGCCTCGCTCGCGACGCCCAACGGGTTCACCCGGATGGCGGTCTCGGCGCGGACCTTCGGCATCGTCAGCGCCACGATCAACGGCCGGTGCTGCAACCCGCGCCAGCGGCAATCCTCGCTCTACGACCAGACCGAACCGGATTTTCTCGCCTTCGTCTGCGTCTACATCCCGCGCTCGACGATCGATGCGATCGGCCTCCTCGATGAAGTCTTCGAGGTCGGCAATTGGGAGGACAACGATTACTGCCGCCGCGCCGCGCTCGCCGGGATCCCGCTGGGGATCTGCTGCGGCTGCACGGTCGACCATCCGGGCGGGAGATCCACCTTCGAGCAGCGCGAGGACTACCGCGCCATCCTCAAGGCCAACCGGGCCCGCTTCGAGGCCAAGTGGCGGCCGACGGCGATCATGTTGTCGGTGTGCATCTGTTCGCTTTTCAGCCGCAAGCCCTGGCTCGACCGCCTCATGGCGACCTTGAGCCCGCAGTTCACCGACGGGATCGAGGCCCTCCTGGCGGTGGATGCCGGCCAGCGCAGCGTCGGCGAAAAGCGCCAGCGGCTCCTCGAGCAGGCCCGCGGCGACTTCATCGTCTTTATCGATGACGACGATCTGGTCTCGCCCAATTTCCTCCGGCGGATCCTCGGGGCCATCCAGCGCAACCCGAAAACCGACGCGATCACCTTCCTCTCGCAGCGTTACTGCGACGGGATCTTCGAGGCCAACTGCAGGTATTCAATCACCAGCCAATCGAACGTGGGCTTCGTGATCATCGACGGCATCAAGAGCTATCAGCGCTGGCCCTATCACGTCACTCCGATCCGCCGCGAGCTCGCCCTGCAGGTCGGCTTCCCCGACCAGGATCACCGCGAGGACACCGAGTTTGCCGAGCGGCTGCGGCCGCTGCTGCACAGCGAGGAGTTCATCCCGGAGGTCCTCTACACCTATTTCTACCGCAGCGACCGCAGCGGCGAGCAGACCCACCGCACGCTCACGAAAGTCTGACCTCATGCCCTGGATCAACCTCACCGAAGCCCACCTGCTCGAGGCCCTGACGGCGCGCGAACTCGATTCACTGCGCACGGTACAGATCGCCGACGACCAGGTCGACCCCGTGCCCGAGGTGCTGGCCCGGGCCGCCTCGGAGGTCCAGGGCTACGTGGGCACCCGCTACGCCGTGGGCCAGGCCGGCACGGTGCCCGACCAGCTCCTCTCCTCGGCGATCGCCATCGCGCGCTGGCGCCTCATCGGCCGGCTGCCTACGAAGATCATGGCGACCGAAAGCCGGCGCCAGGAATACGAGGACGCGCTCACGCAATTGCGCGATGTGGCCGCGGGCAAGTTCGCGCTCTCGGTGGCCACCGAGCCGGCCGACGACCAGCCGCGGCCGCAGGCCACCGGCTCCTGGGGCAGCGGCACCAACATCTTCCCCTCATGAACACCGCCTCTTACCAATGCCATCGAAAGCCCGATGCCTGCGGGGATGAGGAGCTCAAGGAGATCGGCGATTTCTCCTGGCGGTTTCTCGGCGGCAACGGCGTGGACCCGGTCGGCATGGCCGTCATGCTGCCGCAGGGCAACGGCCGCGGCAGGATCGACTGGATCCCGATCGTCAAGGGACCTGCGCCGGCCCCCAAATATCCCTGGGGCTGGGATGGCAACCTCGATGCCCCGACGCTCACCCCGAGTCTGCTTCTGGAGGGCGGGTGGCACGGCTACATGAAAGCCGGCCGCCTCGAATCCTGCTGACTTTTTTCCCGCGATGACCCTCACCGCCATCCAGTCCCGCCTCTATGCCCTGGTCGCCGCCATCCCGCTGCTGAAAGGCGAGTCGACGGAGAAAGGCTACCCGGTCCTCATCGAGGACAAGGGCAACCTGGTCGCGGATCTCGAGCAGGCCCTGGAGACCCAGTCTCTCGCCGTGGTGGTCGCGCTCCAGTCCGGCGAATGCAAAGGCGATTCCCTCGCGCACCGCGTCACCTGGGCCGAGACCTTCGAAATCGTCATCCACCGCGGCCCGCTCGAGGGCGACGACGTCCCTTCGACCCTCGAGGTCCTCGAGGAGATCACCCCGGTGGTCCATGCCGCGCCGATCGATGCGGACAATCCCCATGCCGGCAGCTTCGAGTGTCGCCGCCATGAGCTGCGCGAGAGCGGCGACGGCGGCTACTGCCGCGTCCTCACCGTCGGCCTTAGCCGATCCGTTTCCTGAGCCCATAATCGTCAACCAAGGAATGTCACCATGCTAATCCCCACTGCCACCTTCGATGATGCCGAGACGGTCGTCGGCCGTCAGAGCATCATCCAGATCACGCCCACCGGCGGTTCCGCCGCCAACCTGCTCGTCGATTTCGTCTCGCACGATCCCGGCCTCGAGCTGGCCGACTATCAGGCGCCCGGCGCCAGCAATGGCCCGGCCTACACGCCGCGCTCCTGGGAGAAGTCGCGCAAGGAGGTCATGAAATTCCGGACCAAGCAGATCGGGAAGGTCATCTCCCTCCTCGGTTCGCTCTCCGCCAAGAAGACCGGCACCTGCCTCGCGCTCATCCGCGATCCGGCTGATGAGACCGGCAAGGTCCGGCTCTCCACGGACGCGTTCGCCTGCACGGTGTGTCGCGATCCTGGCGAGGCCTCGTTCTCCCCGGACAGTCCGACCGAGATCACCCTGGTCGTCGCCTCGAACAAGGACGGGCCGATCACGTTCACGAAGAACGCCGACTTCAGCTCCTGAGCCTCCGCGCGATGCTCAAGACCTACCATCTCGTCCAGGGCGACGCCTTCAGCCTGAAGGCGCCGCTCCTGGTCGACGGCATCGCCACCGCGATCGAGGGCTGGCAATGCTGGTTCACGGTCAAGCGTTCGCCCTCCGACGCCGATGAAAGCGCCATGGCCCAGAAGACGCTCGGCGATGGGATCTCGGCCTACGATGCCGTGACCTGGCTGATCGAGCTGGATCCGGCCGACACTCAGAGCGGCGCGCTCGGGCGGTATCAATACGACATCCAGGCGAAGTCGCCCGACGGCAAGATTTTCACCCTCGAGAAGGGCTACCTATTCCTCGATTCCCAGATCACCCGCGCCAGCTCCTAGCTCCGCCCCACTTTCACTCTCACCCTCACTCTCACCTCCATGATCCTCGTCACCCGCCAGACTTTGCTCTCGCTCCTGCTGCGCACCTGCCCGGCAGGCTTCACGCGGCCGGCCGCACTCGATGCGCTCTATGTCGGCCTGCTCACCACGATGCCCGCGGACGACGGCTCCGGCGCCGTCGAAGCCAGCGGCTCCGGCTACGCCCGCGTGGCCCGCGCGCCGGCCGACGCCAACTGGTCGCTCTCCGGCGACCAGATCGTCAACGTCGCCGACATCCAGTTCCCGCTGCTCACCGGACCCCTGGCCGAGGTGGTCGGCTACGGGATCTGGGACGGCGACGGCACGCTGCGCTGGGCGATCCCCGCCGGCGACCTGCCGATCAACGTCGTCGCCTCGGCCCAGGATGACACGCTCGCGCGCGCCAATCACGGTTTCC